CGCCGATTGCTACCATATAGTTGATCGTCTGCGTTCCTGCGCTTGCGAGCGTGAACAATCCCGCCGCATCGTTATCAAGGAAGGCAGAATAACCACCGGCCATGATGTCGCCTTGACCGATAAGGATATTCTTTACTTCGTCGGTGACTGCCGCGTCAGGTTCTGCACCAAAAGACCAATCGAGTGATCCGACTGCGCGAGTGTATCCAGATACATCAACGCCATTCATAAAAGCGCGGAGGTGTTTATTATGTGTACGGGTCATTGTGTGTACTCCAGCACTCTCAGCGAAAATTCCAATCCCCAATACTCAATCCCCGCGGGGTCGGTGATTACGCCGATATTGCCAATACTATTGATTTTCACATCCACCGCGCCAGTGATCGCGTCATTGGAATTGATCGCCACAAGGATAGATGACAACTTAGAAACCAATCCGCTGAAAGCAGAAAACGCACCCATCCCGCCGACTTCGCAAAAGAGAAACACATAATTGAGTGTGTAGTTTGTGTTGATCTTTGCGCCGCCATTGCTGCCGAACGTCTCAAAACTGACTGACAAATCAGTAACGAAGTTATCAGGCTTCGGGATAAGCAGCGGGCAGAGCATCCGCGCGGTGTCCGGGATCTGGTCGATGTCTTTGATCGTCACGCCTGAGATGGTCAGGCCGGCGATACTGTCCGCAACTGTGGCAATGGATGAAGTGATTGTCATACCATTTGACTCATGGATAAAATGAAGTCCTGCGCTGTCGCGGGAATATCACGCGGGGTCAATACAACGCCCGCCGCCGTAACTGTTGCGCTCTCGCCTGTGTTCTGTCCAAATCTCTTTTTATAGGATGAATTGGCAATCTCGAGCACAGACATTCTCGCGCCTTCCATCGGCTGCCAGGCATAGACGGCAGTATTGATTAGATGCGTCGCCGCTGTGCTTCCGTTGTCACCGCGCTTGATCGGCGTTATGGTATTGGTTGCGACTGTGACCACGTTCATTATTTCAGAGCCGATCTTGATGATATTGCCGGGCGTTATGCTGTGACCTGCGGACGCTGTAAATGCTAAAGTAGTCGTGTCGCTCATTGCTACGCCTAACGTGCCGACCTGCGCCCATGCCCGCTGAGTGTATTGGTTGTGCGTGCCATTGATACCGATAAGACTAATGACCTGCTGAGTGTTTCCGCTTGTTGGGGTTTCCCAACTTACAGTCGAGTTACGCCGCAAGGACACGCACCAGAACGGGGGCTTTGCGCCTTGAGTGATGTACTCAGTAGGGGATATCAACACACCGTTTCCGTTTGTCAGCGATACGATTTCCAGCATATCGTTATCCAGATATAAGTCGTTGCTCTCTGGAATATCGAATAGAGTTTCCTCAATACGCGGGTAATAAATGCGCCGTGTTTTCAGGTCCAGATAGCGCGAGGCGGCTACCAATAAATCCTGAATAACGCCGTCATCGGTCGTATCTGTTGTGGCAGACTGACCACGCGCAACAACATAGGCTTTGTAATCAGAAAGTGTGGCGTAAGAGTTGACTAAGTTCATTGGATTTTGGGCAGGCTGTTACACCTGCCCACATTGGTTAGAGTGTGACGATCTGAGTGGCGTAAGCAGTGGACACGGGGTAATTCGCGCCTTTGTACAGGATCGCAATTGTGCTGTTTGCAAAGGTATCAACAGCAACCGCGCCCGATACCTTGAAAAACGGCTTCGCATCTGCAACGGGCATATCAATAACAAACTGCTTTGATGCACCAGTAGCAGCGGCCAATTGTGTAATCGCCGCGCCAGCAACATCGGCATAAGCACCACCGCTTGTCGCGGATGATGTGATCTTGAGGTCGAGTGTTGCGCCGGCCGCAGCTACACCAGTTGAAAGGACGAACATCACGCGGTCAAAGCCAGCGGAGCCATCAACCGCAATAGCTGTCATTGCAGCAACTGCACCAGCGGAAGGAACAACCGCGTTGACAATCTTTACTTTGTCACCTAATTGAGTATTTCGCATTTTATATTCTCCAAAAATTGACGGCTTGGCGCGGACTGCGTTACACCGTCAATTCCAATTGGTTGTTAGGCGTGCTGTAACAGGGTCTTGAAGGCTTCGGCCTGAAGGACTGCGTAACCTCGGAAGATGGAGGCGAAAATCCCGACTTGACCATTAGCCATGTACAGGTACGGATTGCGCTGAACCATCATGCCGGGTTTCTCAGCCACACCAAACAGATTGAAATTGCCATAGGCGACGGCTTTATTTGTCGCGGCAACTGCTGTCATGTCGTCAGAGCGGTAAACGGGCTGATTGAAGAAGCCATCGAAAGCGTAGTAATTGGTTCCAAATACGCCCTTCAAATACCATTCGGTTGCATTCTTCATAATGAAGCCGACTTGACCGCTTACGTTGTAACCACCACCGAGAGTACCGACGAGAGAGACAAGTTCGGGGATGGTGATCGCGGTCGCGGATGCGGTTGTGATACCAGAGGCCTGAGCGGAGGCGTACAGGGCAGCAGTAGCAACCGTGTTTTCAGTTCCAGCTTCGGCGCGGCCAAGAGCTTCCATCAGCCAAGAGTCAAAGTTTGTTGCGTTGTCAGAAAGAAACTCCTCTGACGCTTTGACGAGCTTGGTGTACTTCAGCAAAGCCAAATCAACCTGGTCGATGGTCGCTTCGTTCTCGTCATACGCGGCGGCTTCTGCGGTCAACACAAAGTCAGTGTGGGCAGTACCTTCCGCGGGAACGAGGATGTGATCGGCGGAAGTTGAAAACTTCTGTGTTGGGGCGATACGCACCCACGAAGCCAAATCGCGCTTGGCGATAATTTGAGCGTACAAAGGATCGGGGACGAGGTAGCCACCGGTCGCGCCGTTCGTCACATTGAAAGCGGCTTTAATGTTGCTGTATGAGCTATCAGGGGTGATGAGGCCTTGATTTACTTGGCCAGTCTTGATCCATGACTTGAAAGCACCGATGCCATCATTGTCATCGTCGGTCGCCTTGGTCGGATGGTAGCCTGGGGCTTTGACGTTCTTCAGTTCATCAACGGCCTTGTTGTAGCCAGCCATTTCAGCGGCTTTCAGTTCAGCGGCTTTCACGGCTTCGGCTTTCTGTTCGGCGTCGCGCTGTGCGAGGGCATCAGCTACCGCTTGAGCGACTGCGGTCTTAATTTCATCGGTCATTTCTAATTCTCCATTGGTTGATTTTGTTTGATTTGTTTCGCCAGTATCGGACAACGCCGCATCAGACGGTAGCAACGATTTCAGGGATACAACTGTGTTACGTGGTTCGGCGGGGGTCGGGGTCAATGAGGCTTCACCGATAAACCATGTTTTGATGTGTGCGGATTTTCCTGCGGGTTCACGTTCCACGAGGTGAGACAATGCGCCACTTGAATAACCCAACTTTCCAGCCTCAGCCATTGCGTAAATTGCTTTCTCATACTCATCACGTAAGTCCATTTGAGCATCCGCCCACACGCCGACACTATCGATTTTTGTTTGGACCTTACCAATCACACGTTTCTTGAGCGTGCTATCCATGCCGTGATTGTAGAG